AACTGGTGATGATCGTTTCCTGCAAATGGTACAGCTACCAAATCCGCGTCAGTTGACTCCAGAGAACAATCTCCAGATGCAATACGCACCTGAATCAGTTGACTTTGACGTTGCTGATAGAACGCTCTCTGTTAAGGAACAGGCACTTCTAAATACGATCAGATTTGCTGAGGGTACTTATAAAGAAGATGGTTACCGTACTTTCTTTGGTGGTAGCACTTTTGATGACTTTACTAGACACCCAGATAGAGTTAACTCAGCTAGTGGCTATAACAGCGCTGCAGCTGGTGGTTATCAATTTATGCCTGATACCTGGAAGATGGCTCAACGTGCAACAGGTGTTCCTGACTTCTCACCCGTCAGTCAAGATGCTGCTGCATTGTGGCTAATTACAAAAAGGCGTGGAGTTAATCCTAATACAATAGACAAATTGACTCCAGAGATTGCTAATTCACTAGCTCCAGAGTGGGCTAGCTTCCCGACACTTAAGGGTGTTAGCTACTACGGTCAGCCTAACAAGAAATTCACAGCTCTCAAACAGTTCTACGACCGTCAGCTGAAACGGCTGAGTAAATAACAATTAGGTAATTATGACAAACACTCCTGGTTTGTCTCCAGAACAAGATGATGTACTACAACAGCGACTAAAAGAATTAGAAGCTATTGAGGTGGAGACTCCTACACCTTCTACGGAAGGGGAAGAACAACCTAAGCCTACTGCTGCTACACCTCAGCCCTCTACGGAGACTGAGGCTGCAGCTCCTAAAGAAGAAACAAAAGAAGAAACTAAGGAAGAACCAAAAGCTGAAAAGACTGAGCCGACAGGTGAAGATTTCACAACTGACAACAAGGTCTATCAGGCTGCGCAATCTATTGGTGACCCTACAGCTCTGCCGCGACAACTAGCTGCGAAAGCCGTTGGTATGACTGGTCTTTATGACAAGCATCCCGGCTTTCTGAAAGCAATGTCAGATCCGATGACGCCTATGGCAAGCGGATTGTCTGACTTTGGAGTCGATGCCTTTAACAAAATTACTGGACTAAAAGCTCCCAAGATCCCTAAGTACGAGTCAGAGCACTTGCAGTCAATTCGAGAGATGAGTTCATTCATACTCCCGACGATGATGATCGGTCAAGGTTTAACTGCTGCTGGTACTCGTGCACATGCTGGCATTGGCATGCAATTAGGTAACAATGCCTTAGTCAAGTTTATTAGTAAACTTGGCATTGACCTTGGTAGTGGTCTTCTAGTTGATGAAATAAATGTACTCAACGAAACAGATGATGACCCACTAACTGTCGTAGCTAAAGCATGGCCTAACTCATGGGGTAAGGTAATTCCTCGTGATTGGACGTCTTTAGATTGCGATAGTCCACAATGTAAAAAGATCCGCAACCGTGATCAAGGTGCATTGCTTGGTCTTACCCTTGGAATGTTTGAGGGTATTGCTAAATACGCTGCCGGTAAAGGTGGTGTGAAAAGAGCAGTCGGTTGGCTGCCTGAATCAGAACGAGGTAAAGCAGCTCTTGATGCCTCTCGTACAGATGGTGCTGAAAACATCATTGATGCTGAACCACTATCTCTAGAAGAGCAAGCTCGGAATTGGTACAACCAAACTGAGCGTAACAAGATGATGTCCAAGGATATCAGCCCTGATCAAGCCCGTATGTGGGAAGATCTTGATGCAGATTCCCAAAAGAAATGGACAGATCTGCTTGAGCAAAACAAGCAAATCTTCAAACCATCAGATGATCCAGCTGAACAGGCTGAAGCGCTTATCCATAAGCGTGCTGGTGAAGAAATGGATGAAACTACCGCTGAAGGTATTGTCAAGCAACTTGAGAAACCAGACGGCACAGAGCCTATCCCTGGTGTCCATGACATGTTTGAGCACCGTGAACTTGGTGCAAGAACTGCTGACAATATGGGGATCGTTGGTGTTGCTAAGGATCAAGCTGAGCTTATGCGCGGCAAGCCTGGTCGGCTTGGAAGCGTTTACTCCAGCTCTGCTCTGAAGTTCTCCCTTATGGTTGATAACCCAGCTGGACGTGCTCTGTTCAAAAAGGCTAAGTCTGTACTTAAGGCAAGCCGAGACATTGCATATAAAGCTAAGGATCACCTATACACTAGTGATGAGATCAGTAAGCAAGGTGATGAACTAGCTGCTAAGTGGCTAGATCCAAATATGTCTGGTGAGGATCTGCGTAAGTCCCTCACTGAATACAAGACAAACCTTGTTGATGGTGTCGAATATATCAATGATGCTGCCTACGACGGTGTGATGAAAGCAATCAAGGGTTACTTCGATGAGTACCTTGATATGGATGAGCTGAAAGCAGCTGCTTATATCAACACCTCAATGACGGGTCAAGTCTCGGATTTAGCTGAGGCTGCGCGTTTAGAGGAAGGTACTGCTGCTGTTCGACGTGTCCAAGGTGAAATCTTTGACCGTCTCCAGATCCTCATGGCTGAGAAAGGAATTGCTTCCTATATCGCCGGTAGGGCTCTGAACATGAAAAACCGCTGGTCTCGTTTCAAATCAGCTGCCAAGCAACTTGCTGGTATACAGAACAGCGAAATCGAGATGGGCGAACTAATTAAGACAAAGTACGGCGACGCTCAAAAGACTGTTGACATCCTGCGGGATATCCACCGTGAGCGCCCTGAGATGCTTGGTCCAATGATGCTGGCTTATGAGCTTAGTGACGGCAAGATCGACACTGTAGCGAAGCTCAATAAGGTTGTAGAAAACCAATTAGGTGGTCTACATAAAGCATTCTTTGATGGCAACCCAGAAATGCCGTCAGAGCTTATTAACGCTCTCTATGCCAACTACTACAACTCCATCCTTACTGGACTTGGTACTCCTGCAAAAGCTGGTTTTGGCAACCTAGTCAACATGGCAATGAAACCAACGTCTCTGGCGTTAGGTGGCATTATCGGACTTAACCCCAAAACACTCAAACGTGCATGGGTTCAATACTCTGCTTTTGGTGAGTCCTTATCCCGTGGCTTTGAGCATATGGGTAAGGTCTTTGGAATGGCATCCAACGATCCAAGCAGTGTTGGTTACATCATGCGTGAGGATATCGTTCGAGTAAATGAAGACAAGATGCTGATGCTGCGTAGTTATGCAGAAGCACAGTCTGATCTTGGCAACGATGGTCCTTTGGCCATGGTGATGCAGATTGAGGAACTTAACGACCTAGCTAACAATCCTATTCTCAGGTTTGGTGCTAATGCGATGACTGCCTTTGACGGCTTTACTCGTGCAATGGTTGCCTCATCTGAAGCTCGTATTAGAGCGTATGACAGGCTTGCCAGGACAACTAAGAAGGTAACTGGTGAAGCGTTGAAGGCTGCGACTGAGGCTGAATTCAAGAAGATGTTTGATGAAAGTGGAATGATCACGGATAAGGCTGTTGATTACAGCTCCCGTGAGATTGCACTGAGTCTTGATAACCCTGGTGTTGATGCACTTAACGATCTGATCAAACGGGCTCCGATTATGAAGCCCTTCCTGATGTTCCCTAGAACTCAAATGAACGCTATTGCGTTGTTTGATTCTTCTAGTCCAATGTCGGTCTTTGCTAAGGAGTTCAACGAGATTGCTTACGCAAAAATCAATAAGATGGGTCAGGCAAGGATGGAAGAAATTCTTACCAAGCGTGGTATAGACATTGAAGGTGATGTGCTGACTAAGTTTGAAACCTTACGAGCTGAGATTCGTGGGCGTAAAGCTATCGGTATGTTGACTGTTGCTGGAGCTGGATACCTATTTATGAATGACCGCCTACGTGGCAATGGTCACCATAAAAAGGAAGTTCAGAAAACTAGGCGTGAAGCAAATTGGGCACCCCGTACCTACAAAGGTTGGGATGGTAACTGGCATAGCTATGACGGTATGGGTATTTTCTCAGACTGGTTAGCGTTGACTGCTGACGTTATGGATAACGGTTTCTCTGGACTGACAACTGCCAGGACTGAACAACTGCACGGCAAGATGGCATTCATTCTTGCTGCCAGCCTTACTAACAAATCCTACTTCGCCAACCTTGAGCCGATGATGGATGTGCTGTCAGGTAACCCTGCAGCAATGGCTCGCTTTGGTGCAACCGCTATCAGTGGTGCTGCTCCAATGTCCGCTATTCGTCGTGAACTTAGCCAGATTATGTATCCCGGATTACGGGAAGTTGATGACGATCTTTTCCAACTGCTGCGTAACCGTAATGGTTTTGCAGACTCCTTTAACCCTGAAGCAGCTCTGCCATACAGAGTGAGCTGGGTTACTGGTAAAAAAGTTGGTCAACCCACAGACTTCTGGACCCGAGTACATAACGCCATTATGCCTAATAAAAAGCATGATGACTTAGATCCTCGTGAGCAGTTTCTTATCGACATTGAGTTTGAACACCGTCCCATCATGAATAAGGATGAGTTCGGATATGAGTTCACTAATGATCAGCAAGAGGAATTGTACACGTTGATTGCTCAAGACCAGAGTTGGCAACGTGCTTTGCAAACAGCAATGTCTAGAGCTAAAGATGATGGCTTTGTCGAAAAGCTAGATAAAGCTAGAGCCAACAACATTCCATCCGAACCCGGTGGTGCTTTGTTTAGAAACGACGATGCTTTCATCGACAAAACAAAGTTCTACAAACTCCAGTCAAACCTTAAAGCTGAACTTCAGGCTGCAAAGAAACGTGCAATTGAAAGGCTTTCTGATTATCCCGAAATCAGAGCAGCGATGGACAACCAACGCCGTCTTTCTGAAATGTCTGAACAAGGCCGACTTGATCAACTCGGATACTATTAACTATGGCCGCTTACGCTGAAGAACTAAAAGATGGCGGATCAGAAAATTATACTTATACGTTTACCACGATCTCTAACGATTATGTCAAGATCGACCTGAAGGTAAACGATGTATTTACTGAACTGCCTACAAGTGGGCGTATCGACGGCTGGGAGACCGGCGATGCAGAGTACCCTTGGACGATTGATACTTCTACTAAAACTGTTTCATTCACTGGCTCACTAACTCCTGCTGGTGATGAGACTGTTCGTATCTATCGTCAAACCGCACTAGAAAGTCTTCCAATTACATTTACTGCTGGTAGTGCTCTATCAGCAGAGCAACTGAATGAAAACTTCCAGTTAGTCTTTGACATTTCTCAAGAGATTAACTCTACTTATATCAACGCTAGTAACGCGCTTCTGCAGCAGAACTTAGACGCTGATAGTAATAAGATCATCAATCTAGCTAACGGCACCAACAATAATGATGCCGTTAACAAGTCACAGCTTGATTCTGTAGCAACTGGTGCACAAGAGCAAGCTGATGCTGCTGAAGCTTCTGCTGACCTTGCACAAGAATGGGCTACTAAATCTACAAACGTAGAAGGTGACCTAAAGAGTGCTAAATCCTATGCTGAAGAAGCTAAAAGTCAGCGTGACTGGGTTGAAGATAATGACAACGGTACCCTTAGAGACACTGTGTTCTGGGGATTCCGTCGCACTGCTGCTGGAAACCTTTTAGTTGATTACACCCCTGCTACGACTGTTAACAGTATCGACAAAGAAACTGGTGACGATGGCAGTAACACATATACCGCATCTGACTATCTCCATAAGGGGGTAGAGATTTGGGCGTTCATGCCTGCTGGTTCTATTGACCAGGGTACAAATGAACCTCGTCTTTCATTTAGCAATGGTCACCTTAACTACGATATCTAATGGCAACTTTTGATTTAGGCAAACTAAAATTTAATTGGCGTGGAGACTACGCCGATAGTACAGCGTATGAAGTCGATGACGTTGTACTTCATAAAAATGGTACGTGGATCTGCACTACTGATGTAGCAGCCACTAACACCACAGATCCAGAAGCTAACGACAACTTCTCTCGTATGGCGACTGGTATCGATTTCCAATCTGCAGACTTTGCCACTAGCACGGCTTACTACCTGAACGATCTGGTTAAGTTCTCTAGTGCTGTTTACATTGTCACCTCTGACACTGTTACTGCAGATACCGGTGAAGATCCTTCGACTCTCACTAACGACTTCGCTATCTTCACTCCTGCTCCTGAAGGAAACGTCCTGACAACTGACGGTGACATGATCACCCGTCGTGGTGGTAACAGCATCCGCATCCCCATCACCAAAACAGTTGATAAAGGTCTGACCGTTCAAAAACATAAGACTGAAACCTATCCCAGCCGTTCCTTCACTTACACTGAAGACAACGACAATGCTGTTGCTGAAAACAAGTCTGGCAGTATTCCAGCTGTTTCTTACAGCATTACGGTTAAAAACCGTATGGATGATAGTTACATTCTTACTGGTTCCGACCGTAACGGTAATTTTACTAACGAGGAAGAGTATTCAATTAACGTCAACATTGGCGACACTCTTACCTTCGACACAACTGCTGCAGGTTCTGGTCACCCCTTGCACATCCGTGTTAGCAATGATGGCGACAGCATTACTGCTGGCACTGGTGGTTCTTACACTGGTGAAGGTGATGATGAAGTGGTCTGGAATACCACTGGGATGGCAGCTGGTACTTACTTCTACCAGTGCGAAAACCATACTGCAATGGTTGGTGAGATCATTGTTAATGATCCTACTAATACGCAAGGTTCTAGCTCTGAAAACGCTTCTATCGACTGCACCCGCGGTGAAGAGTACACCATTACTCTTACTGGTCTGACTACTGATGTTAGTTACAACCTTTTCACAACTGACACTACTCACACTGTTATTTCTGCTAACGAAGTAACGGAAGCTCAGGGTAACGGTGCTGAAGGCGGCACGACTTATACAGGTTCTGACGTTGAATTCACCTTTAGCCCTAACGAAACTACTCCTAATGCTGTCTATCTAACTGACGGTGGAGGTAGTGATGCTCGTTTGACTATCAACATTCACGATGCAATCTACGTTCCCTCTTGGGGTGAGGCTGATGCTGCTGCTTCTTCTCCTGGTGCTCGTGATGCTCGTGAATTTGTTTTCTGGCAAGACTGGTACGGCGGTGACACTGCTGACCAGACAAGCGGTACCCCATCTGACGTTAACCATGGTGTAATTCTGCCTGAAGATACCCGTGATCCTGGCGCCAAAGTCAAGGTTGACGGTACTGCTGTAGGTGCAAAACAACGCCGTGTATGGCGTGGCGATACCAATAACTATCAAGAGTTCACCGTTCCTGACGGTGTAGAGAAAGTCCGTATTACTGCTATTGGCGGTGGCGGCGGTGCTGGTAGTTATGGCAGCCACTACATGGGTGGTACTGGTGGTGGCGGCGGTGCCTTTACCTCTGGTGAATACACCGTTGAAGCTGGCGACATTATTCGCGTATCCCCTGGCCATGGTGGCTATGGAGATCGTGCAGCAACTGGTGGCACTGGTGGCACTACCACTGTCCAAGACAACAATGGCGGCACGCTTGGCGGCAAGATCAATATTTCTTGCGAAGCAGGTACTGGCGGTCACTACGGCACCTCCATCGGTCTTGGCGGCGACACAATCACCCTTGGTGGTACAAGTCTCCAGACCGGTAACCAATACAAGAGTGCAGGCGGCAATGGCGGCTACGGCGCGCCCTCTGGAATCGGCTGGTCTCCTGAAGGCTTTGTCTCTGGAGGCGGTGGTTCCTCAGGTTCTGTCTATGGCCCCGGTTTTAACGGTGGCAGCGCTAGTGGCAGCTATGACGGTGGCTACTGGTACGCCGGTTGCGGCGGTGCTGGCATTGGCGGTAACGGTGGTTCTGGTTCTACCAACTACACACCATCTGAGTATCACCCCGCTGGAGGCGGTGGTGGTGGCGGTTCTGCTGGTCCTGGTGAACACGGCGGTACTGCTGGACATGCAAACAATGGCCCTTCCCACATTTCTACTTCCGGTAAAGCCGGACGTGGAGGCGCTGGTATAGCTAGCAGTGTTTACATCGATGGCTATACAGACATCATGCCTGAAGTTGCTGGTTATCCAGCAGCTGCAGACTATCGGGGTATGCGTGACGGTGATTGGGAAACTATTGATACCGATCTCACGATGGAACTTATCGGTATGGCTGGCGCTCGATTTGGCGACGGTGAAGCCGAACACCCTGAAGGCGGATGGGATACTTCTGTTCACAAACAGAATCGTTTCATTCGTCCCCTCAACGAAAACAATAACTTTACTTCTCGACTAGTTGTACAAGAAGAGAAGTACGGAACTAAAGCATTTAACGGTGTCCTTGGTCGCCTTTGGGGCGGCGGTGGAGCCGGTGGTCACACCAGTAATGCACCATCTGGCGGCTGGGCTTGCACCGGCGGTGAAGGTGGTTCCGGTGGTGGCGGTGGCGGCGGCTGCAGTTACGTGACTAACCACGGTCGCGGTGACGGTCCTGCATACCAGCATCAATGGACTGTATGGGACCCCGCCAATATGGCGTTCCGTATCCATGATAAACACCGCTGTAATGCGGCACCTGGGCTTGTAGATACTTCAACTACCTACGGCACAGCTATTGGCTCTGGAGCTGCTGGAGACGGCGGCCACGGCGGAGCTTGTGGCGGTGGTGGCGCAGGTTGCTACTACGGCCGTGATGGCGGCTGGGGCGGTATCGGTGGCGGTGGTGGAGGCGCTTCAGGCGTGTACTCCCCAGTTCGACCGGGAACCGGCGGCCATGGTGGCGTCGGCTATGTACTTATTGAATGGGCTAAATAATTATGGCAACTTGGTGCAGAATTAAAAACGGAAAAGTCGCGGAACTTGTTGGCCGTGACCCAGCTGTAGAAACACCCAACTCACCTTATACGTGGCTTTCCTGTGCAGATAGCGTCAGGAGTGGTTGGGTCTACGATGAAGACAAGAAAACTTTTACCGAGCCCTACGAGGCTGAAGGTACAACGAACTACACAGTGGTCGATGTAGATCACCGTGTCTTGGAAGATGAAGCTAAGGCAGACAAAATTTCTGCTGACAACGGCATGCGTGTAACTGCGCGTCCTGCCAACGACACTGATTCTATGGAGTCAGTTGCTGACCAGAATACTGGCAAACTCTAAACTTATATCCACCCATGATTCAAGACTTTATCTGGATTAATACAGACATCCCCTCTGATTTAATTGACACTGCCGCTGAGCAGTTAAAAAACGAAGAAAATAAATTAGTAGATTCCGAAACACATGGTTACACTAATGAAAAAATTCGTTCTAGTAAACAGCTGTGGGTGCCTGAACATCACTGGATTGCAGGCTTTATCAACCATTTTGCCGGTCTTGCTAATCGAAACTTTCAATACCGTTTGAGCGGTATCCATGGTGGCGCCTTGCAGTACACACATTACAAGCAAGGCGACCACTTTGATTGGCATGTAGACGAACCAGTTCCTGATGCAGGATCTATTCGTAAACTGTCATTTTCACTGCAGTTAAGTGAAGAAGATAGCTATACAGGTGGTGACCTGCAATTTAACTTTGGCAGAGAACTACAAGTAGCTCCAAAGACACGTGGAACAATCGTGTTCTTTGATTCGAGACTTACTCACCGTGTTACTAAGATTAAATCTGGTGAGCGCCGTGCCCTAGTTGGTTGGATGGGTGGCCCTCGCTGGAAGTAAACATTATCCACAAAAACAATGATCGCCCTTATCCGTCCAGTTCTGTTTTCCTTTTTGAATTCAGAGAAAGTTAAAGTCTTGATTATCGATATGCTCACCAAGTTGGTTGAGTCTACTGATAATGATATTGACGACAAAGCCGTTGAGTTTATTGCTAACGGTTTGTTCCCTTCGCCTAAGCTGTAATGGACTTAGGGGAGCCAATAGCGCTTCCCTATATGGCCATCCCAGAACCGCTTAATTTGCCGGTTCCAATCCTGGAGGTACCAGATGCTCATGTACCTAGTTACAAGCCCATTGTGGTGCCTCCTAGCGCCCTTAGAGCGCCTCCTGGAGTCAAAGGGAAACCGTTAGAAGGCAAGCAACCAAATACACCTACAACCAATACACCTAAAGCACCAGAGATGGACTATGTGACGGTGCCTCTTATTGATAAAGAGGTGCCAGTTCCTAGTCAAGAAATCCTGGTCACTGCCGTAAGCACAGCAACTGTGTCTGTTGCGGCCACCCTTACAGCTACTGCAGTTTTCAAACGTCTTGTTTCTTTGCTTAAACCTCTAATTAAAACTGCATGGACAAAGATAACAAAAAAGAAGGATTCATCAAATTCCTCGTCCTCGTCTGGTCCGCAGGACTCCTGACGGCTTCATACGCAGGATGGATGGAGAAGATGGATCCAACCTATGTTGCTTCTATTCTTAGCGGCACATTGGCCACGTTCTCTATCACCCGTGAAAAGAAAGAATGAAACATCTACTAGCACTTCTAGTTTTTACGCCAGCAGTAGCTCTTGGTCAGACTGTTACGCCTAACTTCACCCAAGGCAGTATGCAGGCCACTACAACTACTACAACCACCATTGACCGAACCATTGAAACAGAGGTCATGGGCGGAGCTTATTCCTCATGGTCTGGCACAAACGTAACCCCAAGTGGGGACATCACAAATGGTTCGACTACCTTCTCGGTACACACCGCAGGCGATCCCTTTCAACTAGAGATCACCACACGGACTGCCGGGGTAATCGAAGAAATATCAATTACCGAAGACATCGACATTACTTCTACTACTTCGTCGCTGTCTATCTTCTCGCAGTAGGACCAGCTTATGCTGATGAACCTCGCGTACAGAATACCTCTAATCCTGTTGCCGCTGCTACTGGTAACGTCACAAATCAAGCGGTGCAATTCCAAAACAATGGAGCTCCGTCACGTCAATACTTTGCAGGGTCCAATTCCTGTAATGGTCCGACAATGACGTTATCCCCATTCATGATGGGGAACGAAACACGGCCTGTTGACCCAGAGGGGTATGTAAAAAATGCAAACTGGGGTGCACAAGTCAACTTCATGATCCCGCTTGATAGCGACATGATTGAACAGTGCAAGGCAATAGCTAAACGACACGAACAAAAGATGCGGCTTAACTATGAGCTGATCAGAGCAGAGAAATGTGCAGACCTACAACGAAAGGGTTTTACGTTCAGACCTGGCTCACGTGTCGAACACCTGTGTAATGACATAGTTCCAATCGTATCTATTAATAATGCTGGAAGCACTAATCAGCGTAGCGATAGCCGGGATAGCCGGGGGAGCAGCGCTCAATAACAGACTCCACCAAAGAATAAATAACGTACACGACCGCATCAGTGGTCTTGATCGGCGTATAGATGCGATTGAGCTTGGCGTTGCCCAGGACTATGTATCTAAAGCCGACTTGTCAATCATGACAAAGCGAATGGAAGATCACATGGTGCGCATTGAAAACAAATTAGACCAGATAGTTTTACGAAATGGCGCATAAAAAGGCAACGGAAGATCAGTTCAACGAACTACACAACCTCGTCACGAAAGAATTTTTGGCTCGCATTAAGTCTGGCGAAGCTTCTACCCAAGACTTGAAAGCAGCTTGTGACTGGCTAAAGACAAATGACATTAGTGGGATTGCCTACGACGGTAACCCTCTGGAACAACTTGCCAATGTCATTCCCAAAATTGATCCAGAACTAGTACAAAGCAGATTGTATGGCAAGCAAATCAACTAGGTATTACCGAAAGAACCCTAAGGCAAAAGCTAAAAAAGCTGCCTACCGGAAGAAGTACAACGCTAAGCCAAGCGAAAAGAAACGGCGTGCTCAGCTGATGATCCTCAATAAAAAGATGGGTCGAAAAGGCGATGGAAAGGATGTATCCCACAAAAAAGGTGGAGGTGTATTCCTTGAAAAAGCTAGCAAAAACAGAGCACGCAATCGTGGTAAAGCATGACCCCATTACTTCCCAACCCTGATTACTACCTTCATAACTTAATAAGCATGACATCCTCTGAAGCAACTCGCCTTTGGAGGCGAGCCGTTAAAGAACAGTTCGATAGCACATGCGTTTATTGCGGAAACTTTTATGATTTACATGAACTTACTATTGATCACGTTCGCCCTCGTAGTAGTGGCGGCGAGACAATTTCAAGTAACTGCGTACCGGCCTGCCGTGCGTGTAATCAGGACAAAGGAAGTGAACACTGGGACGAATGGATGTTGAGTCGATTTGGCTTTCATCCTGAACGTCGTCAGAAAATTTTAGATCACATCTCATAGCAAACCTATCCACTAAAGGATAGATAACGCCGCCTTCGGGCGGCTTTTTTAATGTCCAAAAAAGACCAATTAGAGATAACTGGTCAAGTAAGGGCTCAAGCTGCTAAGTCAGACATTAAAAATTCCAAAGCACTTAATAGGGGTTATTTCATTGCCTCAACTGCTATGGAAGAAAGCAATACCTGGCAACAGTTTTTGTCTCGTATTGGTAGCGCAAAACTTAAGCCTGACGAAGCTCTAGAAGCCCTTTCTTATATCAGAAAACTCGATGACCGTACACACGGTAAATTAAAAATCTGGAAAGGAGAAGAAGGTCACCATATTTTCGGGTATTCCGAATTTATGGGATCAATCGCCAATCTTGGTGAAGACGATCAAGTCAAAGCTTTCCAGTACATGGCCGATCATGGCTTTGATACTGGAACTACTTCTAGAAATATTGGACCTGGGTACTTTGACAAAACAAGGCACCGAGGTACTGGAACTAATCTAACTGCTCACTTTAATACTGGTGGACGGAAAATTCCAAACGACAAGCCGCCTGCGCTTACGTTTGATGATTGGGTTGGTGATTTCAAAACCCGAGTAGAGCCACAAGCAATTGTTGGCCTTGGCATTGGCAAAGTCGGGAGCAATCCACGACTCAATGCGGTGTTTGAGGCGCTAGATAAAAGCTCTACAACCGACGCTGTAGCACAAAAATACGGCGTTACAAAGCAGGACGTTTTGCAAGCTATTTTTAATAGGGGTGTAGAACAACAATCTGGAAACCCAACTGCTGCAACTAAAGCAGCTAAGGAGTTGATGATCTCACCAGAGATGGCGAAGATAAATGAGAAGTATTCAAAGATACCTTCACAGCAAGGCCAAGTTCTAGAAGGACTTGATGATGCAGGTATCAACGTAGACAGCATAGACAAAAAGACTATGTTGCCTATGCCAGATAAGAATATCTATAAACCTGGTACTGAAGGTGGTGATGTCATTGACAAACTATCTATCGGTAGCAAGCTCAAGAAATTTGCCTCAACTCCTGGGGGTAAAAGACTTCTAGCTCAAGTTCCCATTGCTGGAGCGTTTATTGGTGGCATTGCGATGGATTCGACTCAAAAGGCGAGAGCTAAGGAGATCCAAGAAAACCCTAACGATGTAAGCCTGAAGATCAATAAGCACCTTGATTGGTGGTCAGGCTGGGGAGATAGAGCAACATTGGCTGGTGCTGCTATGTCAACTACCGGTGTTGGTGCCGCAGTAGGCGTGCCAATGATGGCTGCTGGTGAAGCAGTGTCTACCACAGCCGGGCTAACAAGCCTTGCCATCGATGCAGGAAGAGCTGCAATTAAAGCAACAAATAACAGAGGTCCCAGAACTAACTGGTATGACCGTCTGAAGGCCCGTAGAAGCCTCCGTTAATCCACCTAATACATATACCCTAAATGCCGAGAAAACGCCGTACAGCGCCTCCTAGGGAGGTCTCCGTGCTCTATTCCCTGCAGGCTGATTTCAAGCTGTTCTTACAGGCTCTCTGGCAGCAATTAGATCTACCTTCACCCACCAGAGCAC